GGCCGACCGGGAAGACCCTTCGCGTGCAAACGGTATCTGACATCGCTGCAGCTGAAGAACGCCGGCGCGGTGGCGACCGAGGTCGTGGTCAGGGACGGCGCCTCGGTGATCTGGCGCGGCCATCTGGGCGCCAGCATGGGCGCGACCGATACCCATGTCTTCGCCGATCCGCTGCGCAGCAGCCCCAATGCGGCGCTGACCATTGCCTGTCTCACCGCCGGGGCGCAGGTCCATGCCGATGCGCAGGGCTTCACGGCCGCATGATGACCGCATTCACCGCTGCCATCGACCTGCTCTTTGCCGATCCGAACATCGGGCGCGAGGCGGTCTACATCGCCGACGGCGGCGCGCCCGTCCCGGTGCGCGTGATCGCCCGGCGTGCCGATGCTATCACCGACTTCGGCGATGCACGGCTCTGGTCCGAGAGCACCCGGATCGACCTGCGCGTGGCCGAGGTGCCAGCCCCCCGTCCTGGCGACCGGATCGAGATTGACGGCGAGGCCTTCCTCATTCAGGGCGAACCCGCCCGTGATCGTGAGCGGCTGGTCTGGACCCTGGACCTGAGGCCCGCGTGAGACTGAAGCTCGACATCGATCCCGACATCGTCGCGATGATGGCGGCCGAGGTTGCGGCAGGCGAGCGCGCGGTGTCCGCCGCAATCCGCGAGGCTGGGACCGGGCTGAAGGCGGCGTGGCGGTTGCAGATCACCGGCGCAGGCCTCGGGCCCCGGCTTGCCCGCACCATCCGGTCGGAGCAGTTCCCGAAGGCCACGCCCAGCCTCAACGCGGCGGCGCTCGTCTGGTCCAACGCCCCGGTCATCGTCGGTGCGCACGACACCGGCCCGCTGATCCGGTCGAAGAGCGGGTTCTGGCTGGCGATCCCGACGCCTGCGGCTGGCAAGTCTCTCCGCGGCTTGCGTCGAGGCAGTGCCTCGACCACCCCCGGCGAATGGGAAGGCCGCACGGGCCTGCGGCTGCGGTTCATCTATCGCCGGAGAGGGCCGAGCCTGCTGGTGGCTGAGGGACGGTTGAACACCAAGGGCCGGGCCGTTGCGTCACGGTCTAGAACCGGCCGGGGTGTCGTCACCGCGCCGATCTTCCTCCTGGTCCCACAGGTCAAGCTGCCGAAACGGCTGAATCTGGCGCGGGATGCCGAGCGGGCGGTGGACGGTGTGCCGGGGCTTATCGTGGCGGGGTGGGTGGAGGGCAGAAGGCTGTAATTTGCCCCCGTGGCTATTTCAAAGAAGACGCCCACGCCTGAAAATCCTTGAAAAGCCGCCGAATACCTTCGCTGGAAATGACCCAGTCAGCTTTTGACTCTTTGAACCAGAATTCCTCAAGGTCGACATGCTCGTTGGACATCAGTCTGTCGAAAAAAGCATTCAATTCACGCACCGCGTCGTCGCCATACCTCCGCCGGAAGCTCGTGTAGATGTCATAGCGCGCTGTAGGGGAGTCAGACCCCCAATTCGGATAAACTAAGTCAATATCCTGATGGAACTGCAACGTGAAGTCACGGAAGGCCTGCGGCGGTTTCATGTTATTCGTCCCTTGGATAGGATGTTATGATTATGAATCCATTTGGCATGTCCGGCGCATGGCGAATATACGTTCCCACACCGTAGGTTGTCCGCAGCCGAATCGGCGAAGAAGCTCTTCGAGTCAACCTATATGCCTCCTGGCCAGTGATGCTGGAGAAGGTGCTGGTAATGAAAGCGTCCTCCTCTCGTCCAGTCGCGACCGCGTTCACAATGTCTGCATTGCGGGACAGGTTCGCGTTCGTCAACCTCTCGGCAGCCGCGAGCGAACTGAAAGAACCGTGGCGCCAACGGTAGACCGTGTAGAACAGCGTCCGGGCTTGCGGCACGGTGACCATGCCGATGAGGAAAGCCTCGCTCTTGCCGACGTGCAATTCGATCGTGTGCCCACCCCCAGCCTCATGCTCGGCGAGGTCTTGGAGAGGATAGCCCCCGGCTGTGGGAGTATAATCCACAAGCGTGACATCGTTCGGGGTACCGGGGCTGGCCGTCAAGCGCGCATCCCATTGACGCAGCGCTTCCTCCTTCGCATCCGAAACGTCACGCAGGTCGGCTTCGGTCACCCAGGGCACGGTGTCCGGGGGCGTCAGCGCATTCAGCAGCATCCGGGCGTTGTCGGCGATCACGCGGTCCAGTTGGTCGGTGAAATCGGCCCGCAGTTCGGCATATCCGGGGAAAAGCGACTTGATCGAAATGCCCGCTCGGTAGCCGTACACACCCCCATTCTGCTGTGCGAACACGTACTGACCGCTGCCACCGTGGCGGAGAAATTCCCGTAGATCGTGCTGCATGGAACCTCCCGCTGACCCGCGGGATGTTTGTCGAAGCAGTTGGTAAAGAAGCGTTCACCTCACCGCACGGTGCCTGCAACGCTGTAACGGCCCAGAAAGGACCGGGAGATTTATGTCAATGCCCACCCCCCGCGAAACCATCCTCGCCGCGCTGCACGCGGGGCTCTCGGCGCTGCCCGCCACCACCCTGCGCGGTGAAGTGCTTCCCGAGCGGGTGCCCCCGGCCGGCCTCCTGATCCTGCGCGACGGCGAGCCGGGGGATCCCGAGGTGACGCTGTCGCCGCTGCGGTACCACTACCAGCACCGGGCCGAGATCGAAGCGGTTGTGCAGGGAGCAGCCCGCGACGCTACCTTCGACACCCTCTGCGCCTGCATCGGCGCTGCGATTGCCGCCGACCGCACACTGGGTGGCCTCTGCGACTGGGTCGAGGCGGAAGCCCCGCGTCCGGTCGATGTGCCGGTCGAGGGCGCGGCCAGCCTGAAGGCGGCGGTGATCCCGGTCATCCTGCACTATTCCACGGCCGTCCCGCTCGGCTGACCCCATACACGATAGGAGAACACGATGGCACGAGCCCATGGGGCGCGGGCGCAGATGGCGCTTGCGTTCGAGACCGTCTATGGCACCGCACCCGCCACTGGCTATCGCACCGTGCCGTTCGCCAGCACGACGCTCGGGTCCGAGCAGCCGCTGCTCGCCTCGGAATTGCTGGGTCAGGGGCGCGATCCGCTGGCCCCGATCAAGGATGCGGTCACCGCCGATGGCGATGTCGTGGTGCCGATCGACGTCGAGAACCTCGGGCTGTGGCTGAAGGCGGCCTTCGGCGCGCCCACCACCTCCGGCACGACGCCCAAGACCCACACCTTTCAGTCCGGCAACTGGACGCTGCCGAGCATGGCCATCGAAACAGCGATGCCCGAGGTGCCCCGATATGCGATGTACACCGGCTGCGTCTGCGATCAGCTGTCGTGGCAGATGGCGCGATCCGGTCTGCTGACCGCCACCGCGCGGCTGGTGGCGCAGGGCGAAAGCGTCGCGGCGGCCACTGCCGCTGGCACGCCCACCTCGTTGGCGCTGCAGCGTTTCGGGCATTTCAACGGGGCGATCACGCGGAACGGCTCGCCGCTCGGCAATGTCATCTCGGCCGAGGTGACCTATTCCAACGGCCTCGACCGGATCGAGACCATCCGCTCGGACGGGCGCATCGAGGGAGCGGATCCCGGCATGGCAGCGCTGACCGGCCGGGTCGAGGTGCGCTTTGCCGACACCGCGCTGATCACGCAGGCCATCGACGGCACGCCTTGCGAGCTGGTCTTCGCCTGGGGCCTCGGCGCCAACGCCAGCTTCACCTTCACCGCGCATGCCGTCTATCTGCCACGCCCACGCATCGAAATCCCGGGCCCGCAGGGCATCCAGGCCACCTTCGACTGGCAGGCCGCCAAGGCCGTCAGCCCCGCCCGCATGTGCACCGCCGTCCTCGTCAACACCGTTGTGAGCTATTGAACATGATCAGACTGAACCTGACCGCAGCCCCTGCTTGGCTGACCCTCGCCCCCGGCCTGCGCCTGCAGGTCGCGCCGCTGACCACCGCCTTGATGGTCTCGGCCCGCGCCGACCCGGCCATCGAAGCGTTGGCGGACACCACGACGCAAGAAGAATTGGCGCTCACCATGGCCAAGGCCGTCGCCCGGCGTGCTGTGCTGAATTGGGAAGGTGTCGGCGACGCCGCTGGGGATGCCGTGCCGGTCTCGCCCGAAGGCATCGATGCCCTTTTGGAAATCTGGCCGGTCTTCGAGGCGTTCCAGACCCAATACGTCGCCAAGGGCCTGATCCTGGACGCGGAAAAAAACGTCTCCGCGCCCTTGCCGAATGGTCCTTCGGCGGGGGCGACCGCTACTGCGCGGCCTGCACGGGGCGCTGCCTGGACTGCCCCGCAAGACTGAACCGGCCAAAGACGGAAGACGGCTGGCAGGTCTGGGATCTGGTCGGCCGCCTTGGCGGCCAGTTGCGTGTGATCCCCGGCGCCGTGCTCGGCTGGGACATGGGTGCGGCACTGGCGATGGCCAATGCCCTCGGGATCGACGCCCTGATCGCCGCCGAATTACTGCCCGAGATCGAGGCGGTGATGGTGCAAAAGTTGAACGAACAGATCGCCTCAGACGACGGGGGCGGGTTCAGCTCGTGATCTTCTGGACCAGTGTCACGCCGGGCAGCCCTTCGAAATGGGCGTCGCACGTCAGCAGCGTCGCATTGCGTGCCCGGGCGGTGGCAAAGATGATCGCGTCTGCCGTGGCCAGCTTGTGTGTTCGGCAAGCCTCGGCAGCGGCAAGGGCGATTTCCGTATCGAGGGGCACGACCTGACAGACCTGCGTGAAGGCGATCACCTGATCCGCCTTGTCCTCGCCGACCTCGCGCGTCAGCCACTTCGCCAATTCCAGTTGCACCATGGTTGGCGCCAGCCAGTCGGCCTGTTCGGGCAGTTGTTCAGCCAGCTTCTCGCCGGTTGGGGATCCGATCAGCCATTCGATCCAGGCCGAGGTATCGACGAGGATCATCAGACCCGGTCCGCGCGGTCACGGTAGTCCGTGGCAGACGCTCCGTGCGCGAACCCCTTCAGGGCCTCCCGCTTCGGGACCGGGACCAGAAGAACGCCAGTGCCCTTGGGGATGAAGGCGAAGGTCAGCCCTGCCTCCCAATGCTGAGCCGTTCGGATCGCCTTGGGGATCGAGATCTGGAACTTCGAGGACAGGGTCGCGGTCTCGGACATGATCATACGCCTCTTTGATCGATGCAGATAACGTAAGACATACACCCCCGAATATCAAGGATCCTGACCCATGGCCGAGAAGCGTGTTTCTGTCCGGCTGGTCGCGGAAGGCGGCCGCCAGGTCCGCGCCGAGTTGGAAGGCATCGGTGAGGCCGGTTCGCGGGGTTTCGGCCGCCTCTCTTCGGAGATGGAACTGGCCAACGCCCGGCTTGGCAGCTTCGCCCGCAAGGCTGGAATTGCGCTCGCGGCGGTGACCGTCGCTGCGGCGGCGGCTGGCGTGGCGATGATCCGCTCTGGTCTCGCCAACGTGGATGCTCAGGCCAAGCTCGCGCAATCGATGCAGACCACGGTCGAAAGCGTCCAGACCCTGACATGGGCCGGAGAACTGGCGGGCGTGTCGATGGGCGAGATCGAGCAGGCCACCAAGAAGCTGACCACACGACTGTCCGAGGCGGCCACAGGATCGGGATCGGCCGTGGGTGCTCTCCAGCGGCTGAACTTGACGGCTGCGGATTTGCAGGCGCTGCCCCTCGACCAGCGCATCATTGCCATTCAGGAAGCGCTGAACCAGTTCGTGCCAGAAGCCGAACGCGCTGCCGTGGCCTCTGACCTTTTCGGCGACCGGGCAGCGTTGGCCTTCCTGCGTATCGACCCGGCCACCCTGCGCGAGGCGGCGCAGGATGTGCGCGACTTTGGTGTGGCGGTCAGCGCCAGTGACTCCGCCCAGATCGAACGCACGGGTGACGCGATCGCGCGCCTGAGCCTGATCTGGATCGGCCTGACCAATCGCCTCACCGTCGCCGTCGCACCGGCCCTTGAGACCATTGCAACCAAACTCGCTGATATGGCGCGGGCGACCGGCCCAATCAGTCAGGCGATCACGGCGCTTTTCGACAACCTCGGGCGGCTGACCACCTACGCCGCGACCTTCGCTGGCATCATGGCCGGGCGCTGGGTTACGGGGCTTGCCGTGGCTGCCTTGTCGGTGCGCGGCCTTGCCACGGCCTTGGTGTTCTTGCGCGGGGCGCTGATCCGCACCGGCATTGGCGCGTTGATCGTCGGCGCGGGGGAACTGGTCTATCAGTTCTCACAACTGGTGGCCCGAGTCGGCGGTGTGGGCGAGGCCTTCCGGCTGCTGGGCGATCTCGCCAAGGAGGTCTGGTCGCGCATCGGCCTGTCGCTCGACGCAGCCTTTGCGAACATGGGCGCTGGCTGGGAGAGCCTGAAGGCAGCCGGGCTGTCAGCGCTGGAAGGTACCATCGCAGGCGTCGTCAGCTTCGGCGACCGGACGGCAGCGATCTTCCAGGGGGCCTACGACGCGGCAGTGGCGATCTGGGGCAGTCTGCCCGGCGCCATTGGCGATTTTGCCTTCCAGGCCGCGAACGGGCTGATCTCTGGCGTCGAGGCGATGCTGAACGGCGTCGTCACCCGGATCAACAATTTCATCAACGGATTGAACGCGGCACTGGATCTGCTGCCCGACTGGGCGGTGGGAGAAGGTGGGGTGCGGATCGGCACGCTCGATCCATTGGAATTGGGCCGGATCGGAAACCCGTTCGAGGGGGCCGCAACGGCTGCTGGCGCTGCGGCAGCGGATGCCTTCTCAGCCGCGCTGTCCCGGACTTACCTTGAGCCGCCCGACCACGGACTTGGCACGATGGCAGACGACGCGCGTGGCCGGGCCGACGGCTATCGCGAGGCCGCAGGCATGCTGGCCGATGCCGCAGGCCGTCCGCTGGCCAGTTGGCAAGCGCTGCGCGACGCGGTGACCGGCACCGGATCGGATGCCGAAACGACGCTGGCAGACGCGGCGAGTTCGGCGGATGCCCTTAACACCGAACTGGACGACACGGCAGCTGCTGCCGGGAGTGCGGGCGCTGCGGCGCGCGATGCCGGGGCGGAAGCTGCCGCAGGGGCCGACCAAGCCGCGACCGGGTGGGGCGCAGTCACTGCGGCACTTGCCGACTATGCCACAAAGGCGCGCAACATCGGCGGCGATATCGGCCAGGCGTTGGTCGGGGCCTTCACCTCCGCCGAGAACGCCGTGGGCGAGTTCGTCAAGACCGGCAAGCTCGACTTCCGCGATCTGGTCACGTCGATGATCGCCGATCTGGCCAAGCTGGCAGCTCGCCGCTACATCTTAGGCCCCATCGCCAACGCCCTTTCCGGCGCGCTGAGCGGCGCAGGTGGGATCTTCGCCAACATCCTGCATGCGGGCGGGATCGTCGGCGCCCCCGGCCCCGGCCGGATGGTCTCGGCGCTGGCCTTTGCCAATGCCCCACGCATGCACGCGGGTGGCTGGGCCGGGATCAAGCCCGACGAGGTTCCGGCGATCCTGCAACGCGGTGAGCGTGTCCTCTCACGCCGCGAGGCCGCTGGATATGGCCAGGGCCAGACCAGCGCACCCGCCGTCAACGTCACAATCATGGCGCGCGATTCCGAAAGCTTCCGCCAATCGCGCACACAGGTGGCCAGCGACATCGCTCGGGCCGTGTCGCTGGGCCGGAGGGGCATGTGATGGCGTTTCATGAAGTCAGGTTCCCCGACAACATCAGTCGCGGGGCGCGCGGGGGGCCGGAACGGCGCACGCAAGTGGTCGAACTGGCCTCTGGTGATGAGGAGCGCAACGCGTTTGGGGCAACCTCGCGCCGCCGCTATGATGTCGCCTACGGCATCCGCCGCGCCGACGATCTGGCGGCGGTCGTCGCGTTCTTCGAAGCGCGCAACGGCCGCCTGCACGGCTTTCGCTACAAGGATTGGGCGGACCACAAATCCTCCCTGCCGTCACAGGTGATAGCCCCGACCAATCAGCACATCGGCACCGGCAATGGCGCTGTCGCCACCTTCGCCCTGCTGAAACGCTACACGTCCGGCGCGCAAAGCTGGACCCGCGCTATCGCCAAGCCGGTGGCAGGGACCGTCCGCATCGCCCTGAACGGCGTCGAGCAGATGACCGGCTGGAGCGTCGACACCACCACCGGCAGTGTCACCTTCGCCACCTCCCCCGGCGCGGGCGTCGCAATCACGGCGGGCTTCGAGTTCGACGTTCCCGTCCGTTTCGACACCGACATGCTCGACGTCACCCTCGACCTCGAGCGGCTGGGGTCGATCACATCCATCCCGCTCTTGGAGATCCGGCGATGA